CCCGCCCTATCATCCTCCTAGCTACGGCAATGGCGATAGAAGAGCGTGGTGAAGATGGTGGTCAACAGAGTATTAACGCCTACATGGCTGCTCAGTCGGCATTGGCAGATGAGATTGCAATGGATGCGGCTCGTCACCCAGAGGACACTATTTGGTATAGCGTATGAAAGAACTACAAACACTTTCTGTTGTCTCTCCCGGCTTCTTTGGTCTAAACACCCAAGAGAGTGGGATTACGTTGTCACCTAACTTTGCTCAACTGACGGACAATGTGGTTATTGATAAGTATGGACGCCTAGGTTCTCGTAAAGGCTGGCAGATGCGTACCTCTGATGGTGTTGATCTGTTAGAGGGAGAGCCAATTACTTTCTTAGCTGAGCATTTTACAGCCGCTAACGTAGCTGTAACCTTGTCTGGTGGTAATAATAAGTTGTTTAAAAACGGAGATAATAGTAGCCTTTTGGTTGATGTAACTCCGGCTGCTTACACTATTACGGCTAACAACTGGAAGGGAGCTTCCTTGTTTGACCATACTATTATGGTGCAAGGGGATCACGAACCTGTTATTTATACCGAGGGGGCCACACCAGCTACTCAGACGATAACAACCCTGACAGGCGTTGCACAAAGCTTTGGTACTTCTTACCCTCGTGATGTTATAGCCGCTTACGGGCGTTTCTGGGCGCATGATGGGGATACGGTTTACTGGTCTACTGATATTGCTGACGCTGCCTTCCCCGCCTTTGAAGGGGGTACTAGCGGCACGTTGAACATCTCAGCGGTATTGCCTAACAATGTAGATAAAATTGTAGCACTAGCGTCACATAACGGCCTCCTGATTATATTCTGTGAGCGTAACATCGTTGTTTATGGGGGTGCTCAAGACCCACTAGGCTCCTTTGCTTTAGCAGATGTTATCGCTGGTGTGGGCTGTGTGGCTCGTGACTCAGTGCAGGGTACAGGCAACGACCTTATCTTCCTATCTGATACAGGTGTTCGTTCATTGGGTCGCTTGATTCAAGAGAAGTCTTTACCAATGCGTGACCTTACTAAGAATGTAAGGGATGATTTGTTAAAAGAATTGGAGCAGGAGCGTTACAACGTAGGGGATTTAAGTGAGGTGCGCTCTGTTTATTCTGAGCTAAATGCCTTCTACTTGTTGGCTTTCCCCTCAACCAGCACAGTATATTGTTTAGACATGAGGCAAGCGCTTGAAGATGGTTCTTCTCGTGTTACTCAGTGGTACAGTTATCAGGCTACCTCTTTCCTTCGTCGGCGTGATCGTGAGTTACTAATTGGTAAGACGAATGGGATTGGACGGTATCACGGTTATAACGACAATGGCTCTGCATACCGTCTTCGTTACTTCTCTCACTACCTTGACATGGGCGCACCAACGACCAACAAGATATTGAAGCAGATTAGCGCTACGGTTATCGGAGGGAGTAACCAAGACTTTGTTATCAAGACTAACTTTGATTATAAGGAGGCCCCCCGATCTTACCCATTTAGATTATTTGTAAGTGATGTCGCCGAGTACGGGATATCTGAGTATGGGATAGCTGAGTTCACCTTTGGTATTGTTCTCGATGCTGTTAAAAGTAGTGTAGGTGGAAGTGGAAATACAATTCAGATTGGTTTTGAGGCTAACGTAAATGGAGCCGAACTATCTGTACAAAAGATTGATATGTTTGTTAAAACAGGAAGGATTAGTTAATGGCTAATTATTTAAAGGCTACAGACTTTGCGGCTAAAGATGCCCTACTCACAGGGGACGCCAACAAGATTGTTAAGGGTTCGGAGATTAACGATGAGTTTGATGCGATTCAGACAGCAGTAAACACTAAGGCTAACATTAGTTCTCCTGCTTTTACTGATATACCAACGGCTCCAACAGCGGCAGCAGGTACTAGTACAACGCAGATAGCTAACACTTCTTTTGTTACTACCGCTATCGCTGCTATCTCGTTGTCCGATGTGTACCCTGTAGGGTCTATCTACATGAACGCCTCAGTGGCTACAAACCCCGGAACACTACTAGGGTTTGGTACTTGGGTTTCATTTGGAGCAGGTCGTGTTCTATTAGGTGATGATGGCGGTGACTATATTGCCGAAGCTACTGGTGGTTCTGCTGATGCTGTAGTTGTTAGCCATAACCACGGCGGTGCAGTAGTCAGTGCTGGTTCTCACTCTCATACTACCGCAATACCGAAAAGTGCTCAACCGGAGGATGGTGGCGCGTCGGCGATCGGTGTCGGTAATATTGTTTCAATTGCCAATCAGGTCTTCTCCAGCAACACAGTAGCTGCTCACGCCCACACTATTAACTCTGACGGTGAATCTGGAACTAATAAAAACCTTCAACCATATATCGTTGTGTACATGTGGAATCGGACAGCGTAATGAACACAAATAAATTAGACCTGTTGGTCGTTAAAGGAGTATAACATGTTAGGAGCACTTTTTTCATCCGCGTTTGGTACAGGGGCAGATTCTGGGTATGGTAAGCTGGCCTCTCGGACAAGACAAGACGCTAAAACAGCCTCAGATTTAGCCGCGTTTAAAGGGTATGGTGTCACTGGCGGTTTCGGTACTGCCGGGATTGACGAGAACACAAGAGAGGCTACATACACTCTAAACCCCACCCTATCAGCTTTTCGTGACCAGCTTTACGGCTTAGCGGATCAAGGTATCGGTGGTATTAACATGGATACGGCGGCGGCAGCTCAAAACTATTACGACCAACAACAAGGGCTGATGGCTGGTGGGCGTGGCGCAGAGGATATTGCCTTACGTAACCAACAGCTTCAGTCAGGTCGTATTGGCCTAGGCTTATCAGGCGCATCTCAGGGTGCAGGGGCTGGTACAGGGTATGTTAACCCAGAACAGTATCAGCGTGATCTAGCTAGGTCACAAGTAGATGCACAGGTGGCCTTCGACTCACAAGGTAGAGCTAGACAAGAGTTAGATCAAGACATTGCTCGGGCAATGGGGTTGTTCTCTGGCGGTACAGGTATTGAACAGCTAGGCTACGATCAGTTAGGCTTGTCTGCTGATATTAGTAACATGGCTGCTGGTGGAGGAGCTAATCAAGGGAAATTGCTGTCAGAGGGCCTTGCTCGGGCGCAGGGGTACCAAGCGGATGGTAATGTAGCCACTAACAAGTTCTACAATAACCTTGGTGATAGTATTGGCAGCATGTTTAAGTTTGGTTAAGGAGAAGTAAAGAATGGCTACATCAAATTTATCAGGGTTATTTAGCAACACGAACAGAAGCCCAAGAGATTACCGACAAGCATACGTTAACCTCATGAGGGGGCAAGATGCTAGTAGAGGTTCCCAATCTACATCTCAATCTGCTATATCTTTAGCAGGGGATATGGGGACAAGTTTAGGGGCTGGTTTAGGACAGCTTTTCGGTGGTCAAACTTCCGAACAGGTAAGAGACGCCCAGATTAACGAAGCCCTTACGCAAGTTAACGCAGGGGAGTTTGACAATGAATCTGCCCGGATGCAAGAGTTGTCTAGACAATTAAGGAGCAGGGGGCTGGAAAATGAAGCTCAACAAGCCTTTGATCGTGCTAATCAATTAGAAGTTCAACAGTCTAAGCTGGATGAGCTTGCCTTTAATAAGGCTAATAGGTTTGCAGACAGGAAAGAAACAAGAATGGTTCCTGATGGGTTAGGTGGTTTTGTACCTAAACAATTCTACTGGACTGAGAAGTATAATGAGACATCAGGTCAGTGGGAGAAAATGACTGCCCCTTCTGACACACCTCCTCCTGCTGCTGGTGGTGGTGGAGAGCCAAAAAGTGCCTTGGATTTGGAAGCTGAACGGAGAGCTAATTCACAAGCAGGGAAGCCCCAAGGGGGAGCCACTACTACTCCAGTAGCACAACAACCTATCCCTACACCACGGGTGCTACCGCCTCAGAACACACAGTTAACTGAAGCAGAGCGATTAGAACAATTATATTACGACCAGCAACGGGCAGCTAACCCACAGGCTGCTCCAGCACCAACCCGTCCAGCACTACCTCCATTGACCTTTAAGTCTGTGGAAGATCAAGAGAGTGCAATGCGTCGGGCTGTAGCGGCTGGTAACAGAGAGTTAGCCATGCGTATCCGTGATGCTCAAGTAGGCACAAACCGTTAAAAGAAAGTAAAGAATGGCAACACAAATACCACTTAGAGAGGGTCTTGACCTAAGTTTAATACCTGATGCAGACTTGGATGCGTTAAGAGCTAACGACCTACCTGCTGTGTCTGATGCCACTCTAAACTATTTACGAGAT